GAAACAATTACAGAGAACGGTGTTACTACTACTTGGAAACAAGGAAGTAACTTTCTTATAGTTCCTGAAACAGTTATATCTGTTGTCAATGTATTTCCTTTATCAGATAGAGCAAATCTAAATATATTTGATGTTAAGTATCAACTAAGATTAAATGACCTGTATGATTTTTCATCTACAAGTATTGTTCACTATGAAATGACAATGAAACATTTAGATTTCTTAGATCATATATTAGTTGGTGAAAAACCAATGAGATTTAATCATCTATCAAATAAATTATTTCTTGATATGGATTGGAAAAATGATATCACAGCAGGCGAGTTTTTAATCTTTGAAGTTTTTAGAAGATTAGATCCTGCAACAAGTACAGATATGTTTGATGATCTTTATCTAAAGAGATATACAACAGCATTAATCAAAAGACAATGGGGACAAAACCTGTCTAAATTTAACGGTACAGCAATGTTAGGTGGAGTTACACTTAACGGACCTGAATTATTTTCTACAGCAATAGCAGAACAACAAAAACTTGAAGAAGAAATAAGATTAAATTATGAAGAACCTGCACATATGCAACAAGGATAAAAACTAAATGCCAACTAACGTTTATTTCAGCACTGGCACAACGTCTGAGCAAAAACTATATGAAGATTTAATTATAGAACAGCTTAAGATATATGGTCAAGATGTTTATTACCTACCGAGAAAGATAGCAAATAAAGATACTATCTTCGGTGAGGACCCTGCTTCATCTTTTGATGACTCGTACATTATAGAAATGTATGTTGACAACACAGATGGTTACATGGGTGAACAAGAGATAATCAAGAAGTTTGGTTTAGAATTAAGAGATGATATTAAGTTTACTGTATCTAAATTGAGATGGGAAACTTTAGTATCTAACAATAGTGATTTACAGAATACAACTAGACCTAACGAAGGTGATTTAGTTTATTTCCCTACAACAAAAGCATTCTTTGAGATACAGTTTGTTGAACACGAACAACCTTTCTATCAACAAAGTGCTTTACCTGTTTACAAATTATCTTGTACTAAATGGGAATACAGTTCTGAAAGAGTTGATACAGGTATCGCAGAGATTGACGCTACTGAGGACGCTCTATCAACTGATACTATGGCATTCCAATTTAGTTTAGAAACTGGTACATCTGCTACAGGTGCTATTACACTAGAGAGTGATATAGGTGATATTAATTATCTTATCAATGAGAGCTTTACAATGGCAACACAACAACCTGTGGATCAAGGAAAAGCATTTGAAACGGCTGCAGGTACAAATACATCATCAACAGAAGACGACATATTAGATTTCAGCGAAAGAAATCCTTTTGGAGAAGTTGATGATTATTAAATATATATTATTAAAAATCAATCACTACTCAACTGCATTGACAAGTTGGTCATGGCAGAAACTATGGGGTGATAGAAAAAAAGGTTATGGGTATAAAAATAATGGACAGAGATAGACACTTACAATTAAAAGTACATCACAATAGAACTTTGAAAGAAGAAAAAGAAAAACAAATGTTTAAAAATCTTCGAACAGAAGTAAATGCTGGTGCGAATGGTACACAAGATTATATAATTAAAGAAGGACCTAATAAAGGTAAGATAGCAGATAAAGGACAATAATGTTTGGACAACACTTCTACCATAAATCAATAAGAAATACTGTAATTGCTTTCGGTACGATATTTAATAATATCAATATCAAGAGATTGGATTCTAGCGGGAATCCTTTGCAAAAAATTAGAGTACCCTTATCATATGCACCTAAAGAAAAATTTATTGCAAGACTAGATCAAAATGCAAACTTAACTGGATCGGATTCAAGTGTGGCGATTACTCTACCTCGTATGTCCTTTGATGTGAACAGTTATAGTTATGATCCTTCTCGTAAGTTAAATAAAAATCAAAAAGTAAGTGTTGCTAAAAATGCTACTGGAGATCAGAAAAAACTATATACTCAACATTCTCCTGTGCCTTATAATGTTGGTTTTGAATTAAATGTATTTACTGCAACTTCGGATGACGGTCTACAAATCATAGAACAAATACTACCATACTTTCAACCAGACTATACAGTAACTATGATTATTGATAGAGATATTATGAATACGAAAAGAGATATTCCTTTCATATTAGAGAGTGTTGATTATGATGATAGTTATACAGGTGCATTAACAGATAGAAGAAGAATTATCTACACACTAAAATTTACTGCAAAGATATATCTATATGGACCAGTTAGTTCAACTGCTATCATAACTAAAGTATCAGCTGATCTATATACTGATCTACAAGCAAAAAATCCATCTCGTAGTGAAAGAGTTACGGTTACACCTAATCCAACAAGTGCCGACAAAGATGATGTCTATACATACACAGACACACTAGAATTTTTTAATGATGGCTTGAATTATGATGAGTCAACTGGAGAAGATAAATAATAACAGAAGGTTTTTAAAATGAGTAATATTGACGATAAGTTAAATGAAGTACTAAACATCGCCGAAGAAGTACTAGAATCAAAAGAAGAAAAGAATCCTTTAGAGATAGTAAAAGATAAACCTGTTCCTGTAGTCATACCAGAAGGTGATGATGTAGAAACAGATTTTGAAACTGGTAGAGGTGAACTCTATAAGTTACTAGAAAAAGGTAATGAGGCAATAGACGGTATACTATCACTTGCAAAAGAAGGTGAGCATCCTCGTGCATATGAAGTGGCAGGTCAGTTAATCAAAACTCAAAGTGAATTAGCACAAAATCTATTAGACTTGCAAGATAAACTTAAAAAAATCAAAGACGTAAAAGGCGATGGTCCTAAGAACGTCACTAATGCTTTATTTGTAGGTTCAACAACTGAACTACAAAAAATGATAAAGAATAATAAAAATAAAAAATAATTATGGATCAATACTTAGGTAATCCCAATCTAAAAAAGGCACACACTAAATCACGATTTACTCCTAAACAAGTAGATGAAGTGATGAAGTGTCTTGGAGATCCTAAATATTTTATAGAAAACTATTTAAAAATTGTCACAATTGATAAAGGTCTTGTGCCTTTTGAGATGTATGACTTTCAGCGGAACATGGTAGATACTTTTCACGACAATAGGTTTACAATATGTAAATTACCTAGACAGAGTGGTAAGTCAACTATCATTGTATCCTACCTCTTACATTACGTTTTGTTTAATGATAATGTAAACGTTGCAATCCTAGCCAACAAATCTTCTACGGCGAGAGATTTACTAGGTCGATTGCAACTCGCTTACGAATACTTGCCTAAATGGATGCAACAAGGCGTTCTCAACTGGAATAAAGGATCACTCGAACTAGAAAACGGAAGTAGAATCGTTGCGGCTTCAACTTCATCAAGTGCTGTTCGAGGTAGTACCTTTAATATAATATTCTTAGATGAGTTTGCCTATGTACCCAATAACATCGCCGAAGAATTTTTTAGTTCTGTATATCCTACAATATCATCTGGTAAATCTTCAAAGGTTATGATTGTATCTACACCTCACGGAATGAATATGTTTTATAAGATGTGGATGGATGCTGTCAATAAGAAAAGTACTTTTGTTCCTGTTGAAGTACACTGGTCAGAAGTGCCTGGTCGTGATGAAGAATGGAAAGAACAAACAATAAAGAACACAAGTGAGTCACAGTTTCAAACCGAGTTTGAATGTGAATTCTTAGGTAGTGTTGATACACTTATCAATGCACAAAAATTAAAAATGATGGCTGTTATAGACCCAAAAAGAAGTCCAGGTGGATTAGATGTTTACGAACTGCCTATCAAAGATCATACATACGTCATCACAGTAGACGTAGCGAGGGGTGTACAGAACGATTACTCTGCTTTTTTAGTTGTTGATTCAACACAGGCGCCATATAAGATTGTTGCAAAGTATAGAAACAATGATATTAAACCCATTGTCTTTCCTAACATATTAAAGAAAGTAGCAGATCATTATAACAAGGCATATGTTTTAATAGAGATTAATGATCTAGGTCAACAAGTGGCAGACGCAATGCAATTTGAACTTGAATACGATAACATGATGATGGTTACACAACGAGGTCGTGCAGGTCAAGTATTGGGTGGAGGATTTAGTGGTCGTGGTAATCAATTAGGTATACGAATGACTAAAGGTACTAAAAAAATCGGAACTTCAAATCTGAAAAGTTTGATAGAAGGTGATAAGTTAATCATTAATGACTTTGATATTATCTCAGAATTATCAACGTTTATATCAAAAGGAAAATCTTTTGAGGCTGAAACGGGTTCGCATGATGATTTAGTAATGTGTTTAGTTATCTTTTCTTGGTTGGCAAATCAGAGATACTTTAAAGAATTAACGAATATAGACGTAAGAGGTCAAATGTTTACAGATCAAAAGAACGCAATTGAGGCAGACATGGCACCCTTTGGTTTCATAGATAATGGAATAGACGATCCTGAAGGAAAAGATGGTTATTTTGATGACGCAGGTGTATTGTGGCAACCTGTTACTTATCGTAAGGGCGAATAGTACAGATTTTGATACATATAAATATCTGTATAAAAGGGTTATAACTAATAAAGATTAAACTTAATATTAAGGAGAACTAATATGGCTTTTCAAGTATCACCAGGTGTTCTGGTTACTGAGAAAGATTTAACGAATATCGTACCAGCTGTTTCTACATCTTCTGGCGGAATCGTTATTACAGCAGAAAAAGGACCGATTGATGAGATCACTACTATTTCATCTGAGCAAGAGTTAGCTGATAATTTTGGGAAACCAAATGCGTCTAACTTTGAACAATGGTTCTGTGCTGCTAACTTTTTAGGTTACGGAAACAATCTGAAGGTAGTAAGACCAATAACTGGAGTGGTGAATGCCATTTCAACTGGTACTGCTGTCTTAATTAAAAATACTACTGACTACTTAGATAATTATTTAACTGCTACAGGCGCTGGAACTGTTACAAGTATAGGACCATACGCTGCAAGAGAAGCTGGAACATTAGGAAATAACCTAAAGATTTCTAAGTGTACTAACTCAACTGCTTTTGGACCACACTCAATGAGTGGTAATCTAGTTGCTGACGCTTCTGCTGCTATCGGAGATACATCAATAAGTGTTGATGATGGATCTGAAATGCAAATAGGCGATCTTTTAGAATTTGGAGATGCTTCTGGTTTCACAGATACACCTTCAGGATTCTATTACAAAATAACTGCAATATCATCAAACTTACTTACAATCGCAAGATTTAATCCTGCTTTAAATAATACTGAAACTGGTGGATTAAGACACGCTGTTGTTGATAACGCTGTAATGAGAAGACATTGGGAATTTTATTTCAACTTTGCAAACGCTCCAACAACAACAGATGATGTTCTTGCTGCTGGCGGTTCATTAGATGAAATGCATATTGCCGTTGTTGACGAAGATGGTGGAATCACAGGAACTGCTGGTACTGTACTAGAAACTTTTGAAGGTGTTTCACAAGCGACAGACGCTAAAACTCCTCAAGGTTCAAGTAACTATTATCCAAATGTGTTATATGCTCAATCTAAATTTGTTTATTGGATAGATCATATCTCAACTTTATCAGACGGACTTCCTAAAAAAGGTCAAACTTTTGATAATACAGTTGGGGATCCATTTGTGGTATCTAATACTTCACTTGCAAGTGGTACAGATGACTTTACTGCTACTAACGGTGAGATTGCTGCTGCATACGAAAAATTTAATGATACTGACCAAGTAGATTTAAGTTTACTATTATGTGGACCATCTCAAACTTCTGCTGACGCTACAGGAAGTACAAAGGCAATTGCTGTTATGGATATCGCAACAGCTAGAAAAGACTGTGTTGCTTTCATATCACCTGCAAGAGCAGATGTAGTAGATGTTTCAAATGCGATTGTACAAGCTGCCAATGTTAAAGCATTTGCTGAAGCTTTGCCTTCAACAAGTTATGCTGTGATTGATAGTGGATACAAATATATGTACGACAGATACAATGACGTTTTTAGATTCGTTCCTTTGAACGGAGATATTGCTGGTCTTTGTGCTAGAACTGACAACGTTGCAGACGCATGGTTTTCACCAGGCGGATTCAACAGAGGTCAAATTAGAGGTGCTGTTAAATTAGCATTCAATCCTAACCAAACTCAAAGAGATGAATTATACAAGGCAAGAGTAAATCCTGTAACTTCATTCCCTGGACAAGGTACTGTATTGTTTGGTGATAAAACTGCTCAATCTAAACCTAGTGCTTTTGACAGAATAAACGTTAGAAGACTGTTTATCGTATTAGAAAAGGCGATTGCTACGGCGGCTAAATTTCAACTATTTGAGTTCAATGATGAATTCACTAGAGCACAATTTAGAAACCTAGTAGAACCTTTCCTAAGAGATGTACAAGGTCGTAGAGGGATCACAGACTTTTCAGTAGTTTGTGACGATACAAATAATACTGGAGATGTTATCGATAGAAATGAATTCAGAGCTGATATCTATATCAAACCTGCACGTTCTATCAATTTCATCCAACTTAACTTTATTGCTACAAGAACGGGTGTATCCTTTTCTGAAGTAGCAGGATCTTAATAGAGAGGAGATAAAATACAATGCCAAATATAAATGACTTCAAATCTCGTTTAAGAGGTGGTGGTGCAAGAGCCAATCAGTTTAAGGTAACTTTACCTTTTCCTGGTTACGCTGCTGTAGGTGGTGAAACATCTGATCTTGCTTTTCTATGTACTGCAACTGCGATACCTGGACAAACGATAGGTACTGTACCTGTTGATTTCAGAGGAAGAAAACTGCAACTTGCTGGAGATAGAACTTTCGAACCGTGGACAATTACTGTATTAAATGATACAGACTTTAAATTGTACAGAGCGTTTGAAAGATGGATGAATGGTATAAACAATATGACTGACAACGAAGGTATCACAAATCCTGCTGATTACCAAGTTGATGGTTTCATTGACCATTTAGACAGAAACGGATCAACTCTAAAGTCTTATACTTACAGAGGATTGTTCCCAACTGCTCTTGCTAGTATTGCTTTAGATTACAGTACGAATGACGCAATCGAGAAATTTGATGTGACATTCCAAATCCAATACTTCGAAACGGATACGACTACATAATATACTAACTAAGTTAAATCGAAAAGGAAAATTATAATATGGTTAAACTACTTGGATTCGAAATAACAAGAAAAGATAATGATCTGGAGAAGCCGGCGACCGCCAAACAGGCGTTCACTATACCTTCTCCAGATGACGGTACAACTACTATATCTGCTGGCGGTTACTTTGGTCAATACTTGGATATGGAAGTTACTGCCAAGAACGACTTT